CTGCTTCCATTTCTCGATAACTCACTATCATTAACCAAGGAGGTCCTCATGGAAGGGATCGCAAAACTGAAAAACAAACTTGAATTAAAGCGCCGTCGGGTACTGCTCCGGTACAAGTTCTATGACCAGAAAGAGTACATTCCCGACCTTCAAATCAGCACTCCGCCTGATCTCCGTTACTGGATGGGAACTTTGGGATGGTGTGCGAAGGCGGTTGACAGCCTTGCTGACCGTCTTATCTTTGACTGGTTTGAGAACGATGTGCTCGATATCAACGGCATCTATGAGCAGAACAACCCTGATGTGCTGTTTGATTCCGCGATTCTTTCCGCGCTGATCTCAAGCTGTTGCTTTATCTATATCAGCAAAGGCGAAGACGGATTCCCGCGCATGCAGGTCATTGACGGAGCAAACGCGACAGGTGTTATCGACCCGATAACGGGATTGCTCAAAGAAGGCTATGCGGTTCTTGAGCGTGACACCTTCGACAACGTTCTGCTTGATGCTTACTTTGAGCCAGGAAGAACAACGTTCTACCGCTACGGGAACGGCATCACCAAGGGAGAGGTCATCAACACTCCCAACGTTCCGGCTCCGTTGCTCGTTCCGATCATCTACCGTCCGGATGCAAAGCGCCCGTTCGGTCACAGCAGAATCAGCAGGGCATGCATGAACATTATGGCGGGCGCGGTCAGAACATTGAAGCGCTCGGAGATCTCCGCAGAGTTTTATTCATTCCCGCAGAAGTATGTCACAGGGCTCTCACAGGATGCAGAGCTTCTCGACAGCTGGTCCGCGGCAATGAGCGCTCTTCTCACATTCGACAAGGATGATGACGGAGACAGACCGACACTCGGTCAGTTCCAGCAGCAGAGCATGCAGCCGCACATTGATCAGCTCCGCATGTTCGCATCCGCGTTCGCAGGTGAAACGGGTCTGACACTCGATGACCTCGGCTTTGTTTCCGATAACCCGACATCAAGCGAAGCTATCAAAGCATCACATGAGAACTTAAGGCTTACCGCAAGGAAGGCACAGAGGACATTCGGGAGCGGACTCTTGAATGCTGGATACTTGGCGAGCTGTCTCCGCGATGACTATGCCTTCCTTCGGTATGAATTAGCCGAAGTCAAACCGAAGTGGATGCCGGTCTTTGAACCCGATGCTTCCGCGCTCGGTCAGATTGGTGACGCTGTCTTCAAGATTAACCAGAGCGTTCCTGGCTATATCAGCGCAGACACCCTCAGAGAGTTCACAGGAATCGAGGGTAATGCATGACATGGGAAGAGATAAAGGCCGCGTTTGAAGAAGCATACGCGAAGGATAAGACAATACAGAACATCCTTGCCGACAAGGTTATCACTTACAAAGAGGCGAACCGCTACGCGATAAGAGTGGGCGACCTTCTCGGAAAGATAATCGGCAACACGGATGTTTTTCCCGAAGGAATCGGGTTCAACGATGCGCTCCGCATTCTGGATCCGGCTCTGCGGAACAATTACGCTCTTGCCAAAGACATTGCAATGAAGGCACAGCAGACCGTCAATGAATCGGCGGGGCTCGGTCTGAAGATTGCAGAACCGAAACTGAAAGAGGACATGCTTGAGGGCCTTGCGAAAGAAGTCTCCGACCGCGGGATTGAAACGCGAGCGGAACTTTTCAAGGATCAGGTAACGCACTTCACTCAATCGGCTGTCGATGATACCGTCAGCGTGAATGCCTACGAACAGGAACGGCTCGGTGTGGATGCGAAGATTGTGCGCCATGCTGAGTTTAAGGCATGCGATTGGTGCTTGGACCTTGAGGGAAGTTACTCACCGTCGGAAGCGGAAGCCCGCGGTGTTTACCGCAGACATGATAACTGCCGTTGTACGGTGGAATACGTTGTCAACAAGACAAGAAAGATGGTCCACAGTGGCACAGAGGGTGCTCGTAAGTACGTTAAACAAGGCGGTGAGAGGAATTACAGCCTCACCGATGCAGCGGCGGCAGAAAAGCGCCAGAAGCGCGCAGAAGAGCTCCGCGCGACGGAGAAGGAACGCAAGGCAGCCGCTCGACAGAAACGGATTGACACCTGGGCAAGAAAGCGGCAAGAAAAATTACAAGGATAAATAATTATGTCTGACATTACGCTGGACGCGGCGGTAAACAATACGGAGTCAGAGAAGAGGCTCGGTAATCAAGAACCGACCGCAAGCAGAACACACGAATATGATGAAACGTTCGGCGCTGATTGTGTGGAATTGTATAACAGCACCGGACGGACAGCCCAACAATGGCAAGAGCTTTTAATCTATGACATTCTTGCTATCAATGATGAAGGGCTGTGGGTACATACAAAATACGGATACTCTGTTCCGCGAAGAAACGGAAAGAGTGAAATTCTCCTCATGCGCTGTCTTTGGGGCATCCGCAATGGGGAGCATATCCTTTGGACCGCGCACAGAACAACAACTTCACATTCAGCATGGGAGAAGCTCGGCCGGCTTATGGCCTTAACCGGTCTAAAGGAAAAAGAAGATTACTGCACAACCAAGCAGTTCGGTCTTGAGCGCATTTACATGACTAATGGGGAAGGATATATCAATTTCCGCACAAGGTCCACAAAAGGCGGTCTTGGTGAGGGATATGACCTTCTTATCATTGACGAAGCGCAAGAGTACACGATAGACCAGGAATCCGCGCTGAAGTACGTTGTCACGGACTCGGCAAATCCGCAGACCCTTTTCTGCGGGACACCTCCGACACCCACATCAAGCGGAACTGTTTTCACGAAGCTCCGTCAGACCACACTTGCCGGAGAAGGTGAGAACACCGGCTGGGCGGAATGGTCCGTCGATTCACTCGTTGACATCCGCAATAAGGAATTTTGGTACAAGACCAACCCTTCCCTCGGAACCATCTTCACGGAGCGTTCCGTCATGGATGAGGTAGGACAGGACAACGTTGATTTCTGCATCCAGCGTTTGGGGCTTTGGCTCAAGTACAATCAGAAATCGGCAATCAGCAAGACCGAATGGGAATCCCTCAAGGTTGACGGCATGCCGAACTTCATCGGCAAGCTCTTCGTCGGTGTGAAGATATCACAGGACGGAGGAAGCGTTTCACTGTCAATCGCGGTTAAAACAGCAGATGAAAAAATCTACGTTGAGGCGATTGATTGCAAACCCGTCCGCGACGGATATGAGTGGATCGTGAACTTCATCAAGAAGGCGGATGTCGAAAAAGTAGCCATTGACGGAGCGTCAGGGCAACGGATCCTCGCGGATATGATGCACCAAGAGCGTTGCAGACCACCTGTTCTCCCGACAGTCCGCGAAATCATAACAGCCAATGCGCTGTTTGAATCTGCGGTCTATGCTTCATCAATCTGTCACGGAGACCAACCTTCACTGACTCAAATCGTTTCCAACTGCGACAAGCGCCCGATTGGATCCAGCGGAGGATTCGGATACAAGGCAATCATTGAGGGCGCAGACATCACGCTAATGGATTCCGCGATATTAGCGCACTGGTTATGTTCGACAGCAAAGGAAAAACGGAAACAACGTATCAGTTATTGATTCGTTTTTCATATTAACGTTCGACGGAACGGCAAAAATACGGAGGTAATTACATGGCATTTGAACCAATCTTGACACAGGAAGCACTCGACGCAATCATTTCAGACCGGCTGAAGAGAGAGCGAGAGAAAACGGCCGAAAAGTATGCCGACTATGACGCAGTAAAAGCGAAAGTCGGGGAATATGAGAAACAGCTTAACGGCCTGTCCAAGCAACTTGAAACGCTCGGCGAGAAAGACAAAGAGATTGAATCACTCAAGGCAGCGAACCAGAAGTACGAGACCGACTCGGTAAAAACGAGACTGGCGCACGAAGCGGGGCTTCCGTATGGTTCAACGAAGTACATTCAAGGCAACACCGAAGAGGAAATCAAAGCATCTATTGCTGATTTTCAGACCTTCACCCAATCGTTTGCGCCGGTCGCACCGCTTGCAAGCAGTGAGCCGAAGCAGACACCTGAGGGCGCAAAGATGAACGCTCTCAAAAGACTCAATGAATCATTAAATAAGGAGTAAATAATTATGGCATCTGTTGCAAAAGGTTCCCTGTTCCCTGTAGAACTGGTAAGTGAAGTATTTTCCAAAGTTAATGGACACAGTTCCATCGCAAAACTCGCAAATCAGATTCCTGTTGCATTTTCTGGCAACGAAATCATGACTTTCTCTCTGGACAATGATGTTTCCATCGTTGCAGAAGGTGGTCAGAAACCCGCTGGCGACGCGACCATGTCGGCTGTCACGATTCAGCCCATCAAAGTGGTCTATCAGGCTCGCGTAAATGACGAATTCGTTCACTGCGCCGAAGAAAAGCGCCTCAGCTATCTCCAGGCATTCACGGACGGCTTCGCAAAGAAAATCGCTCGTGGTCTTGACATCATGGCTCTGCATGGACTCGACCCGAAGACTCTGACAGCATCTCAGCTGATCGGAACGAACAGCCTCGACACCAACACTTCCGTTGGCACCGAGACCTATAGCTCCGGCAGTGAAGAAGCTGACATCACAGCAGCTATCGCAGATATCGGCGACTATGATTGCACCGGTATCGCAATGAGCAAAGTGTTCGCATCTGCTCTTGCTAACACGACTCTGAGCGGTGGACAGCGTCCGTATGAAGATCTCATGTGGGGCGGCAATCCTGGAGCGATCCGTGGAATTCCGGCTGATGTCAACAGCACTGTTTCGTCCAAAGCATCTTCTGACACCGTTGTTAAGTATGCTTATGTCGGCGACTTCGCGAATGCCTTCAAGTGGGGCTATGCAGAGAACGTTCCGATGGAAGTCATCGAATACGGCGATCCCGATGGCGCAGGCGACCTGAAGAGACTGAATCAGGTTCTGCTCCGTTGCGAAGCGTACATTGGCTGGGGCATCCTTGACCCGACAGCGTTCAGCCGCATCGTATCTGCGTAATCATGAAGTTCAGGAACAGGAGAAACGGCATAGTCTTAGACTTGCCGGAGAACTTCTCTGGGAAATATTGGGAGCCGGTTGATCCGGCTCCTGTTTCCGAAGAGAAGCCAAAGAAAAAATCATCCGTAAAGAAGAAAACGGTGAAGAAATGAGGTAAACATGGCAGACTATGCAACGGTTCAAGATATCATCGGATTGAAGCGGTCTTTGACAGCTGAGGAGCAGACAAGGGCAGCGGCATTGATTCCGATTGTCTGCGACTGCATCAGATACGAGGCTTCAAAGGTCGGCAAAGATTTCGATGAGATGATTTCGCTTAACGATGCGCTTGCAAGCGTAGCGAAGGCCGTGACCGTTGATGTGGTCATGAGGGAACTTAATACGCCAGGCGCCCAACTGCCGGCTACTTCCTACAGTGAAGCAGCGGGGGGAGTAAGTCAATCCTTCACTCTTCCGAACGCATCAGGGCGAATCTCCCTGTGGCCGTCTGACTTGAAAGCGCTCGGTCTTCGCAGACAAAAAATTGGATCCATTTCCATGATGACGGAGTGATGAGCATGGTTCTATCATTTTTCACTCAATCCATAACACGGAAACGGCCCGCCTCGATCACATCGCGTGGGTCCACAATTCCAGACTGGGAGCATGCTACAGAAGCCACAATCAGTGGCTGTTCCGTTCAACCATCAACTACAAGTTTGTCGCAAGACGGGCGCGTTCTTGGTGTTTCAGACGGTTACACAGCGTACCTTCCGCCTGATGCGGATGTTGTAGCGGGTGACCACATCGTCTACAACGGCAACGAATACGCGATTGAAGGCGAGCCGAGGGAATGGTTCTCACCGACAGGGAGGCTGGATAACATCCAACTTAACCTTGTGAGGTGGTATGGATGAGCAATGTCACGATTAAATTCAATTCGGCAGGTTTCAGAGAAGTGCTTGAAAGCGACGGTGTGAAAGGCTTGGTCGAAAGCACAACGAATTCATTAGCTTCGCAAGTAGCGGGCGAAGGAGAATTCCGTCACGGAGTTTACCTTGGCGGTTCTGCGGGCAGATGGATTGGTTATGTCACTACCGACGATAAAGAAGCAATGAAAGCCGAATCAGAAGATAAGGTATTATCGAGGTTAATATGAGCATCACAATAGAACGTTCAATCGACATAGAGGAAGCAATTAGGGAACAATTAAACGATTATTTCACCGTTTACGTTCGCCCGCTTCCAAAAGACTACACGCTTCCGAACCTACTGATCACACAGGTCGGAGGAACGGAAAGTGACAAAATCGACACTTTCGCTGTTGTGCTTGACGCGAGAGCAAAGCTCGAAGCAGATGCGCTCGACCTTATCAATGATGCAATCGGAGTTCTGAAGCAGTCCGGTATTGGGTGGATTACGATGACTTCAATGGCTTCATGGGGTTCAGATCCTGTTCGTCCTGATCTCGCATTATGCACAGCGCGACTTAATATTGTCACGCACAAAACGACCAAAACTATATAAAGGAGATACGATATGGCAACGAATAATGTTAATCTTGGTATCGGTCGCGCGACTGGTATGTTCTACCATGCGCCCGCCGGCACTGCACTTCCCGCATATCCGTCCGAGGCTCTTGGCAATGCTTGGGTCGAGGTCGGCGCAATCTCCGAAGATGGCATCACGTTCAGCCCTGCCAAGGACAGCGAAACGCTGAAGAACTGGGCAAAAGCGGTTGAGCGCCTTCTGCCTTCCGAGGATAACCCCACAGTCCAGGCTCCGATCATCTACACTACAGAGGAATCTCTGAAAGCGGTCTTCGGAAGCAGCTATGTGACTGTCACACAGCCCGCAGTCGGAAC